ATCCATTGGACTAGCAATACGCGCATTTACTGATGAGATCAACCGCAATGATCCTAACAATCAGCTCTACAACCATCCTGATGATTTCGATTTATATGAGCTCGGCACCTTCGACGACTCAACCGCCAAATTCGAAATTAAAGATACACCTGAATTACTCATTCTAGGCAAAAACGCAAAAACCACATAAACAAACCCCCCTCGCGGAAAGGCAGGGGGTGGCTCACGAAGTGAACCACTCCCCTACCCTCTTCCGGAGGACACTACCAAGGAAAAAACAATGTTCCGCAACAAATCGGCAAGCACACACCAATTCGCCATGGTACCCCGGGCAGACATTCCCCGCTCATCCTTCAAAGCAGAAAAAACGCATAAAACGACATTCGATAGCGGATGGCTTATTCCTGTCTATGTAGACGAAGTGCTTCCCGGCGATACATTTAACTTAAAAATGACTGCCTTCGCACGAATGGCAACCCCGCTCTACCCTTCGATGGATAACCTTCATCTCGACTCATTCTTCTTTTTTGTCCCAAATCGCCTGTTATGGGATAACTGGCAAAAATTCATGGGCGAACAAGCAAAACCCGGCGATTCGACTTCGTATGTAATCCCGACACAAACCAGCCCCGCAGGCGGCTACGCAGTAAACAGCCTCCAAGACTATATGGGCTTACCAACTGTAGGACAACTGGGCGCAGAAGCGACCATTACACACGGCGCACTATGGACACGCGCCTACAACCTGATCTGGAACGAATGGTTCCGCGATCAAAACTTACAAGACTCTATTGTGGTCGATACCGCTGACGGCGGCGACCTCGTAGAAAATTACACACTACGCAAACGTGGCAAACGACACGATTACTTCACAAGCGCACTTCCATGGCCTCAGAAAGGCGAAAGCGTTTCGCTGCCATTGGGAACACAAGCCCAAATTATGGGATCTGCAACCCTTACTGGTACAGCAGGCTCAGCAACTACAACTATTACTAGCAACGGACCATTTACCGTAGGTAACGCAACTTTCAACCGTACAGGACACACTAACCCCGACTACCTCGACTTTTGGGCAGGCGGCGCATCTACTGACGGTTCACAACTCTATACCGGCGGATTAGCCGCAACAACAACCCTTTCCGGAACTCCCGGCACTATTGACACTTCAGGACTATATGCTGATCTATCTGACGCGACAGCTGCAACCATTAACCAACTTCGCCAAGCATTTCAAATTCAGAAACTACTGGAACGCGACGCGCGAGGCGGCACTCGATACACTGAAATTATTCGCAGTCATTTCGGTGTTGTATCCCCTGACGCTCGTTTACAACGTCCTGAATACTTGGGCGGAGGTTCAACCCCGATCAATATCTCTCCGATTGCTCAAAATTCGAGCTCTACTGTTACTGGCACGTCTACCCCTCTCGGTACACTTGGTGCTATTGGTACTGCCCTCGCTACTAATAATGGGTTTACTCAATCATTTACTGAGCATGGTGTAATCGTTGGCATGGTCAGCGTACGTGCCGACCTCACCTATCAGCAAGGACTTCCACGGATGTGGAGCCGCAGCACTCGCTACGACTTCTACTTCCCTGCTTTCGCGCAACTCGGCGAACAAGCCATTCTGAACAAGGAAATCTATGCAACTGGCGATCCCGTCCAGGACAACGGAGTGTTTGGCTATCAAGAACGTTGGGCAGAGTACCGTTACAAACCAAGCCAAATTACTGGTTTAATGCGAAGCACCGCAGCCGGAACTTTAGACGGCTGGCACTTCGCTCAAAACTTCACATCATTACCAACACTCAACGAATCGTTTATTCAAGAAAACGTACCGTTAGATCGCGCACTCGCAGTAGGCGCAGCAGCTAACGGACAGCAATTCATATTCGATTCATTTTTCTCAGTACGCATGGCACGACCAATGCCAATGTATAGCGTACCCGGCTTAATTGACCACTTCTAATCATGTGGGGATCAATAATCGGAGCCGGAATCGGCGCGGCTGCCTCGCTTTTCGGGGGCAATGCCGCTAATCGAGCAAACTCAGCACAAGCGGAGGCAAATCGTGCATTCCAAGATCAACAATCACAACGCTCTATGGATTTCAGCGCTGAACAAGCGAAAATCCAGCGCGATTTTCAAGAGCGCACTAGAGCAAACCAATATCAAGTCGCAGTCGCCGACATCAAAGCAGCAGGGCTTAATCCCATGCTTGCTTACTCGCAAGGCGGAGCCGGACAACTAAGCGGCGCAGCAGGCACAGGCGCAGCTGGTACAGGCGCACAAGCTCAAATGGAAAACGTACTGGGCAAGGCAGGCAACTCCGCAAGGGAGGGATTCCTTGCAGCTCAACAGTACGAAAACATGAAAATGCAAAACTTTGCAACCGAGCAACAAGGCGAGGCAGCAGCAGCGGACGCTCTGCTAAAAAAGGATCAAGCAGCCCTGACAAGGGCAGACACGCTTGACCGCATACAAAAAACTTCAGCCAAAGGCAAATACGGAAACATGCAAGACACCATTCTTAATGGTCTTGAGGCTTCCGCAAACCAAGCTAACACCACCAGCGCATTACAAGGCGCACAAACAAGACGCGAAAACGTCTTAACCGACCTGAACAAAATGGGCATCGCCCCAAGTTCAGCAAAAGCTATTTACAACGACATCAAACGCACCGGCAAGGATACCTACAACTCCCTGCCCTATTACCTCCAACCCTTCGGGAAAATCAAATGAAAACTACTGCAAAAAGCGTATTTTTACGCACCGCTCACAATTACGACACCAACGCTGCGTCAAATGAGTCCGGGCTGGCTTGTCAGGAGCCAACTCGGGCTCAGCAGCACCACAAAGACGAATGCGATATTAACGTTATCGTTAAACGCTTCGGCATTACGGGCAAAATGCCCATAAACCAAACAGAAGCCCGCTATGGCGATTTCACCGCCGCGGAGGACTACCATACTGCCCTTAACCGAATTATCGAAGCTGAGGACGATTTCATGGCTCTGCCAGCCGAAATTCGTACCCAATTCGATAACAACCCTGCCAATCTCATCGGATTCCTCAATAATCCGGCAAATAAAACCGAAGCGGAAAAGCTCGGTTTAGTCAAACCTACAAGCTCGTATTCCGAGCCTGTAAACACCCAAGAAAACGTCACCGAGACCCCTTAAAAGGGGTCAGACCAGTTACCTCTACTTGATGTAACTGGTCTAGGTGACACCAATCACCTAAAACACCCGCAAACCACCACCCAAAAAGGACTTTGAATCATGTACAGAAAAAAAGCCAACAAGCGGCAATCTGCGAAGCAGTTCCGCAAAAATACTAGCCGTACAAACTTACTCAATATAAGGGGAAACCCTATGCGAGGCGGATATCGCCTCTAAGCGTAGGAGTGACCACCTGACATGGCATGCTATCACCCACTCAAAGCCTTCCGTACCCCGAAGGGGGACATTATTTTCTCGAAAACCACGCAGTATGCGTGGGTCGAGAAACTTAACTTATCCTGCGGACAATGCATTGGCTGCAGGCTAGAACGATCACGTCAATGGGCAACGCGCTGCATGCACGAAGCCTCATTGCACGAAAAAAACTGTTTCATAACCCTGACCTATGACGATGAACACCTCCCCAACGGCGGCAGTCTCCATTACCCAGACTTTCAAAAATTTATTAAGCGACTTAGAAAAAAGTTCCCAAAATCAGACATTCGATACTATATGGCTGGAGAATACGGAACAACTTTTGGTCGCCCTCACTTCCACGCTTGCATCTTCGGATTCGATTTCGATGATAAGAAACTATGGAAAAGGACTGCCTCTAATTCTCTGCTTTATAGATCCAAAGACCTTGAAGCACTCTGGTCATTTGGTTATACCTCCGTGGGAGACGTTACCTTTGAATCGGCAGCCTACGTGGCTCGATACATTATGAAAAAGGTCACAGGCGATGAAGCTAATACTCATTACTCTTATTGCGATTTATCTACTGGAGAGCTGCTAAAGCTTACCCCGGAATTTAATCGCATGAGCCTAAAGCCCGGAATCGGGGCTAATTGGCTCGAAAAATACCACGCGGACGTTTATCCTCACGATTACGTTGAAATTCGCGGTCAAATATGTACCCCACCAAAGTATTACGACAAATTAATTCAAAAAAATGACGACTACGAGTGGCAAGAAATATTAGACAAACGCGAAAAACGTGCTAAATTAAAACCTGAGGAAAAAACCGCGGAAAGGCTTGCTGCAAAGGAAGCCGTAACTAAGGCAAAACTCAACAAACTTTATAAGGTGTTAGCGTAAGTCATTGATTTAACACAATAATGATTATACGCAATCACCCGAAAAAAGCCTTTAAAAACAGTAACTTACAAAATGGGAAACCTGATGAAACTCATATTATGTTCAACAAGAGACCGCGCAGCAGAGGCTTATAGCCGACCAATGTACGTCCAATCCATTGGACTAGCAATACGCGCATTTACTGATGAGATCAACCGCAATGATCCTAACAATCAGCTCTACAACCATCCTGATGATTTCGATTTATATGAGCTCGGCACCTTCGACGACTCAACCGCC